GCAACGTTACTTAACGTAGAACTAGCCCACGAAACGTCGGCTGCATCAAACGTAATAGTTGCCGAACCATCGCTAGTTTGGGTAAGAGCCACACTTGTAAGTGTTTCTCCTCCAGCCGTGTAATTACCTGTTGCTGGTAACTCGCTGTCTATATCACTGAATTTAGAATCAGTATCAAACTGTGGACTCCATGTAGAAGTAACCAACGCACACTTGAAAGTGTTCGTGTCGAAGTCAACGGTCGTGCCGCTAGCGGTCATTAAAGTCTTAAAGGTTTTGGCGAAGAGAGAACTAGCCATTTGTATTACTCGTTCCTTGGATCGGCTTTGGCCTGATTATTACGTCACCGTTTGGTTTTTGCATACGATTTCTTTTTCTTTGCAGCAGCAGCAGCCTTTTTACCTTTAGCGGTATAAGGATACTTTTTTCCATTAACAGTAGGCATGGTTTGAATGATAGCAGAGGAGCGCAGGGGGCCGGGGAAAGGGGGAAAACCCGGCCCCCCACTCCTCTTAGGGGCTAACTATTAGTTAGCTCCAATGGATGAGATGCTTTCGACACGAATCATGCACTTTTCGCGGAAGCGTCCGTACCCTACGAGGTGGTACCAACCAATTGGGTTGAACCGGCGCAGAGTGTCAGTTACGGGACCAACAACGATTGTTGGGTCAGCACCGAATCCGGGGGCACGAGAGAAGCCTTTTGCAAGAGCTTGTCGGCCACAGATAAGGGTCTGATAAACGTCATGGTTGGTGTCACCGGCATCGGCAAGCAAACCAGCACGAGGGTTCTCGATGTAGGTAATGCCATTGAAGGTACCGATTGAACCTACACGAATAGGTTCACCTTGCTGGTACAGTTGGTACTGGATGACATCCGTTACCGTAGTGTCGCTACGAAGATCGTAGGAAACGTCCGGGTGAACGATTGCCATGTAGTTACCGTTTTCCCAGCCGGGGGCTGAGTCGGTACGCAACTGAGCGACAGCTTTACGGCCATCAGCAGCGGTGTACTCGTCGCCAGTGGTTAAAGCTCCACGGTTTGCAGCGCCGCCACTGTACATAATCTGGGCTGCTGTAGTACTGCCGTTAGCAACATCAGACACAATCTTGTCCATCGAGTTAGCCATGTTGTAGCCAATGATGTTCGCTGCGTCAGCGTCAACATTCAGGAACGATGTTCCACGAATCTTGGCACTTGTTACAACTGCGTTACCGTACTCAGCCAGAGCTACGTCTACCTTGCTGTCAGAAATTGCGACAGGGGTGACATCGGCATTTTCAGTTAATGCTGTCGTTGCTTGGTTAATCTCGTCGATGAACGTGAACTGCACAGTTGCCGCATTATGGCTTTGAGCAGTCGAACGCACGTCAGCGAGCATTTCGAATAGGGGTTGTGACCGGAGCGCAAAATACGAGATCTGTTCAAATGCCGTAGTTACCTGATTGGTAAGCGTACCAGTCGTTACTGTAGGTGTAGCCACTGAGAATCCTCATGGTTGGGACTCCCCGGCGTTATGAGCTAGACGCTAGCGTTCCACCCAAACCCTTGCGATTCCATCAAAGCCTTTAATTCATCTTCAGATTTAGTAGCTCTGATGCGATCATCAAAATCAGGTGGGACTACCGGATCTCCGCCTTCACCAGCAGTCTGGATACGGGCCTCAGCAAGCATTTCATCGGTCCATTCCGGCTCACGACTTGGCTGGGCTGGCATCGGATTGTCTCCGATAAACCCTGCCGCCGCTGCTTCCTGTCGGATAGCCTCGGGGTCCATGTCACCGTCATAACCTTTAACGAAATACTTGACACGAGAATCATCAGGATCAAGTCCTGCTGATCTAAACGTATCCCGACGTTCGTAACTTGCGAGTTTCGCAGCCATTTCAGCCTGAGAGTCCTCAGCCTTCTTAGCACGATTCTCTAAATCACGTCGCCAGTTCGGTTTCGATTCGGTACTGCCAGAATCATAGTCACTGTTACCAGTGGAGTCGATTTCTGTCATATGTCACTCACCTACTTCTACGCATCGAGGCGGTGGAACCCCAGATGGAAATTGTTTGCACCGCATCCCGCTCAGATTTGGTACTTAATAAGTATGGCAGAGATTACTGCACCCAATCAAGTACCGGTAGTACCGAAACCGCTAAATCCGCCTTGGTCACCGTAAAGACCACTACGCCCAGCCATCCCAGAACGCCTATTTTCTACTGTTGATTCGATTTGTTGAGTAGCGGAAGCGTCCATACCAAGCGTCCCTAACGCTATTTGGTCTGTAGATAACCCTGTTTCACCCAACAATGATGAAGTTAAACCTCGGGAACCAGCCAATTTCGCCATATCGCTCACACGAACTGCCGCTTTTTCAAGTTTCTCGGCAGCAGATTTAGTTAACCCTGACCCCAAAGCACGAACAACACCGGCAGACATATGGGCAGTACGCATCTCTCGTTCCTGCTGAAGAATATCTTTAGTATGTGTTGGATCAAGATAGATCGCAGTCAGATTTTCTCTTGTCACCCCGTAGAGACTTTCCAATTGAGCCACAACTTCCCGGTCAGCACCCTCCGCTGCTTCATATGCCAGATTTACACGGCGTTGAAACTCTGGTCCCGAAACATCGCCACCGATAAGTTTCGCAAAATCAGCCGCCTGATCGTAGAAATTAGCTGGGAGTTTCGCTGCCCTCAGCGCTGTCCGGTATTCGTCTTCTAAAGTTAAATACTCTGTTTCGTTAATAGCATTAAACTCATTTGTGTCACGCAACGCCATACCGGGGAATCGGGCTTTGTATTCTGGTCGTTCACGCAGCTTTTGGTTAATCGCATCGTCGCTTGTTCCTTCGATAATTTCGTTAGACAAAAATTCAACGAGTTTCATATCCAAACCATAAAGTTTAATTAAACGAGTGAGAGCACCTTTAGCGCTTTCTTCGCCAGCAGCATTGGTTAAACCGTCGCTAACAGATGTAGAGATTCCAGTAGAAGCGGCCCCTGTAGTAGCCGTTCCAGTGGTCGTAGCGGTACTTGGAGTTGTCCATGTTTGCGTAGGATCATATTCACCTGTAACTGGATTTATATTACTTTCGTCAACAGCGGTACCAAAATTAGGATTCCACATCCACTTATTAGTGTAAGGATCAGGAATCCATTGTTTCTGCCCATACTGATCGGTAGCCTGCATGGCACCCTCAGGCAGATCATCTTCTGACGGTGGATCAGGCATATTGTATCCCCCCTGCCATCCACTAATTACCTCGTCACGCCCCCCATAGGTCGTGTCGTTCCATGTACCTTCACCCTCGAATTGGCCGCTAACAAACACGCCCTCATCAGCAAGTTGGGTTGTGATATCAAACACATCACCCATAGTTGTGCGATGTTCCTGATCCCAACCCCCACTCAATTCAAGAATCTGAGAAAGATCAGGAGGTTGCGGCCCAAAATAACCTATGCCACCCTCCTTCTCAGCGTTTTCTGCACGGTCACGGCTGACAGTCCCCCAACCACCCAACGGTCTTTCCGGTGACGGAGGATAAAGAATATAAAATTGTGATTGGGTCATTATGCTATTGCACCCCACTTCCTTAGAATCATGTCAGCCTTATCTGCATATTCGGCTTTTGCGTTTTGTGTTTTATCCCACCCGTATTTACCAGTCTTTTTAATGTATACATCTGCTTCATGTTTACTCATTGGGCGGATTGTTCCGTCGCCTTCTGAGTGCATAAATATTTCGTTGAACATCTTGCGATCCCTACCATACATATCTACGGGTCGTTCCAAAAGTTCTTCAGCAGATGCCTGATATGGGCTTACATAGTCGCCAAGATTATTGCCGTCATCCATAAGTTTCCGAAGATGCGGATACTGGTCGTATGCCATTTTCCTAAACTTCGTATCAAGACTGTTTATTGTTTCTAATCCGAGATTGATTCGTTTCGCAAACCGGTTTCTATCATCTGCCGACAACGTAATCATATGGGTTCGGGCTGTATCGGTAACGTCGTCAACTGCTGTCTGGTGTTTGCCGACAGCTTGATCCATAACAAATTCTTTATGTTCATAAAACATTTGAGCGACACGAGTATCTTCTGCTGTCCAACCGTGTCGTTTAATTTTGATTGCGATCTCTCTAAGAACAGGGTTGTCTTTCTCCACGTCAAGTCCAAATGCTTGGGCTTGTACCCAAACATTATGAAGAGTATTCTCAATCTGCCGATCCTGCTCTTCGGGAGTCATCATCGACCAATCAGCATCGAATGACGTGTAGGTCGCCCATCCGGGGGTTTTACGCAGAAACTCTTTAGCCCGATATTGGTCAACTTCAAAATAAGACAAATAATCGATAACATTCCAAGGCTTATCAATCGGAGGGAACCCTTCAGGAATATCCTCCGGTTGAATCAACCAGTCGTCACCTTCAAAGAAGTCAAGCCCACCGATAAGGTTTTGCAACGCACCCAAATCATATGGATCGCCGTCTTCCTCTTCCCCATCCCCATCTGACTCGCCCGGTTTAGGGGCAGCAAGAGTAGCAGGATCATCCCCTATGAAACCAGCGTCTGTCGTTACTGTCCGAGTTGGTGCTCGTTTCACATCTGGCCCCGGCATGTCTTCTTCGCCGGGTTGTGTAGTGGTATCTGGAGTAGTAATAGGGTCCCAAGAAGACCAATCCTCTTTTGAACGTTCATCTAATTCGTCTATATCGATAAGTGCATCTGCCGCCGACCCAGCGACACCGCTCAAACCATGTTGGCGAAGCCAAGTTAGTTGCTCTTGAATATTGGGGACACCTTCAGGAGCGTTTGGTTGAGGAGCACCTGTTGGGGCTGCCGCTAACCATTCTTCTAACGAAGCAATATTCTCTTCTAGGAACAAACGATCAACAGAGGGGACCCTTTTAAGCCAAGTAGCAATTTCAGTTATGCTGCCTTTGGGAACTCTGCCTGTTATCAGATCTCCCCAACCCGGATCTCCTTCTTTAAGATCCCCAGAGATAATTGTTTTTACTGTGTCAGCACCAAACTCTCTGGCTGTTGAAATGAGAAGTTCCAACATTCGTTTAGTCTCATTAAAAACATCAACAATCCGAGCCATTATGTACTCACACCTTCATAGTCACTCAACAGCGTATTCCCCAAAGCCACATACTTTTTGCGGTTATGCATCGCAACGGCTTCAGGAGCTATCTGCTCCACACCAGTAGTGGCATATGCAGCAGCATTCATTTCCTCACCACGATCTGCTTTTTCTTTTTGTGCCGCCCGGTACCCTTGAAGCCACTGTTTATAACCTCCGGCATTACCTTTCCTTACGCTGAAACCAGCTTTCTGTTTCGACGTAGCATCGAAAAGATCTCGCAAATAATCAGAGTCAGGAATTTCTGTTGCTTGGTCCATAAGGTTGCCCAACATATCTTCCAACGAAGTGAAGTCGGTATCTGCGAACATGCCCTCTAAAGTTGGGACATAATCCATTCCGGTATCTTTTGTGAAATCCTGTTCAGTTAACCCAAACTCGGCTGCTCGCCTTGAAACACCTTGGATAGCTGCACCCACACCATCGATCACCGTATCCAAATCGTAAAGATCATCGGGGTCATCGATATCGTCAATGAATCCTTCTATCAAAAGACCTTCCGCTAATTTCTTGAAATCAGAACGGTCTGGCATACTCCAAAGATCTCGAACGTAATCCAACACATCAGAACTGCGCCATGTGCGTCCTTGTGCCGGGAGTTCGTATGGTTGCCCCCCGGTCATACGAGTACCGGCCACCATTCGGCCCGGTTCCATCTCGTAGCCTAGGACTACACCCATCCGGGTATTAGGTAAACCATCACTTTGGATAAGCATTTTGATAGCAGCATTTAATTCTTCTTCAGTTTCGTACTGATTCACCATTTGTGGAAAATCTTGAAGAATCCGGGCTTTATCTACTGCAAATTCAGGATCTATGGGGTCAGGCCAACTCCCATCCTCATTGGGGGATCTGATAATTGTGTTAGTTGGTCGGTCGGTCATGCCACGCTGCTCAATAATTGTTGATGTGCCAGATGCCTTATACT